CAAATACTTCATCAACGATTGTTTCAATCGCTTTACCTTTTTGACGACCCTTGATGACTTCCGCGATTCGGGTAACAATCTGACTAGGGTCTTGACCCTGTGCCGCAAGCGCGGGGATAGCCTGAGCATACTGAGCCATAGCAACGCGCAAAGAATCACGCATCTCTTCAATGTCAACTCGTTGTTCTTCTTGTGTAACATTTAACTCCATTGGAATCTCACGACGTACATAGTCACGAGATACAAGTTTGTCAGAACGCATTTGTAGCAAAGCAATAATTGCACGGTTAGGGTCCATACCGGACATAATTCCGTAGCGTACATCTACACCATATTCGCCACCGATAGCCTTAGATGGAACATACTTCATTGAGTATGGTGTGCCATCTTCGCTTCCGCGAATTTCTTTGGTCATATTGCCAAATACTTTTTCATCTACTTCAAAGCAAAGTGCTACAAGTTCTGTAAACAAACGAGCAAACTGTGCTTGTGCGCTGCGAATCTGTGTATCGAATCCAGCCTGTAGTGCTTGTACACCACGACCGGTAACAACCGATGCATCTAATTGACCTGTGCGTACTTCTGGATATCTTGCACCTAGACGTAATTCTCTTTCAAGAACGCCAGACTCAGTAAATACTCCAGGTGGAAGTTCTAGCGGTACACGGCGAATCGCTTGAGGGTTGGCAGACCGCATAATCGAATCTGGTCCAAGGGCCAGTTCTTGCACATCCTGTGGGATTGCAATTGGTGCCTGTATAGATTTTTCTGCCGCTTGTATTTGCAGAACTGCAAAACGTGCGCGAGCCAGTTGTACCGCCAGAACATCGTCGAACTGACCTCGTGCTTCGCCATCAATAGATGAACGAACAGCAACTGAAGCCAGACATTTACCAAGGACGTTTACTGTCTGTGATAGAACTAGGTTATTGCGCTCTGGGATAAATAATAAATCTTGGTCTTTGTCGTGATAACGAACTAGAGTTACATAAGGTGTATTGGCTGGCATCTTGTTTAATGGATAGCCAGCGTTATTAGCACCAAGGATTTCTTTGTAGAACTCTGGATATTGTGCTGCTAAAGATTCAGCATCAGTATTTGTAATCTGTGTTAGAGAAATAGTTCTTCCGAATCTATCAATCTCTGGATAGACACCAAATGGATTTAGCAAACGGATACGTGGATTGTTGTTCATATAATCCATCTCAACGATTGCTGGCAACATACCGTAGGTATTGAACCAGTCAGCACCTGTGTACATCTGAATCTGTAGGTCTGAACCTGAGACGTAATAGTTTGCAATACGGGTTCTAGTATCAGCAGATTTACGTGCTGCATCTGAAACCATATTGGTAGCAGAGCATTCAAAGGAAGGTAGTGGTGCCATTGCTTCTGCAAGGTCACGAGCAGCAACGTCAATGAAGTTAGCGACTAGAGGCTTTGGATATTCTTCAGAAAACATCGCCGGATAAACTTTAGATATGTCGCCCTGTCTAACAGATAAGACACTTCTCATACGCTGGTCACGCGGAGCGTACTTAGTCTTCAGTCTATCGACTTTAGCGATGACTTCTTTAGTTGATAGCATATCTCTTCCTAGTTTATTTTGAACTCTTGGTCATATTACATATACCGTGAGAAGGTCTTATATTGTTTAATGTGTCTGAGCCACCTTTAGAAATTGGAATAACGTGGTCAAGATGTAGACCGTTTTCCCAACCCTTTGCACCGATACTTCTAGGTGCATCCATATCTATTTGTTCTAAGCAGATATGGCAGACTGTTCCGTATAGTTCAAGAACTTGAGCAAGAGTATATTTTTCATACCCATTGTTTCTTTCTTTGGCCCGTCTTCTTGATTTGGCTCTTCTATATAAATCTATATTTGATACGTAGTATCTTTTGTGTCTTTTAAGAATCTTCTCTTTGTTGTTCTTATAGTAACTTCTATGAGATTCCAGAATAGATTCTTTGTTATTATTATATGTAACTTTTCTGTGTTTCTTTGCTGCCTCAGGATTTCTCTTTTGGAAATCTTTTGATGACTGAGTATTAGCAGTGGTACAGTCTCTACAAGGCTGCTCATTATTTCTACGGTGTCTGTTATAGCCAGACCGCGTACCACATTCAGCAACCTTAAGCATTAGATAAACTGTCTTTCTTTATCCTGTAGCAATTCATCTATATTTATAACCATTTGTCTTTTACGTTCGTTATGATTCAAGAACGGATTTCTCATATGGGTCTTCTGATTGAGTCCTACGTTTAGCATTTCTCTTGCTCTGATTTCACAGAACCAAAGTGCCATAACCATATCGGTCTTACCTTTGGTCGTTGGGGACCAAGTGATAAGTTGCTCGATAAGACTCTTGATATTTTCTGTCTGGTCTGATGGTAGGTGCATCAGATTATCTCTATGATGCTTTCCATCTTGTTGCTTAGTTCCAAACAATGTGGACATAGAAGCCACACCGAAACCTGCATCCCACTTGTTATTACCAGTATGGTGTTCTCTAAGAACCGTACCTTTAGATGCTAGGAAGTTTCTAATACCTTCATCTTGCGTCAAGAAAGACTGGAAAGCGTTTCGCTCAACTATCCATTCTGACGGGGCGTAGACGTTAGTCCAGTCCGTGATAAGTTGTCGTATCTGAGCAGGCGTCGGACGCGTAATCTTGATAGCATCCACGATATATCTCTTATGACTAATACGGTCAACAGCATAACAGACAGCGGCAGTGTCACCGACCATCGCAGGGTCGAGGCCACAGATAAAAGAAAAGCCATTAAGGTCACGAGGATGTCCAGGGAATCCTGGAGTGAGGCGACCCGCCTTGCGCATTCCGTCGATGCTACCTTTGACGCAAACCGGGTCAAAGATGGCGTCATCTGAAATATCTTGCTGCTGATAGATAAGCGCCCACGTTGAAGCGTCCATTGCCTGACGCTCCGCGTAAAGATGTTTACCATTCCAGCGCGGATATAATCCTTCTTCTGTCTTATGTTCATCTGTCTGCCCATCGAACGGTTGGTCGGAATAGGGCCAGAGTGTAACCCACTTATCTGGGTCTTCATTGGTTTCAAGAAGAGCCGGCATTGCTAGATATGTCCAGGGTACTGTGCCACCGGGGTATCTATCGGGGTTACGAAGTTCTTTATATAAATCTACTGAAGCAACTCGCGTCCCTACTACGATAAGTTTACCGGTAGGGTTAAGACGAGACCGCACGTCTTGCTGTAGCCACTTAATCTGTTTTTCAAAGTCATTGGCATTAGATAAGGTAACTGCGTCATCTATGATAATCATATCTGCACGCTTACCGTAAATCTGACCACCAATACCTACAGCCTCTAGGTTTGGGTCCTTTTCGCTAGACTCTCTAAGTTCCTCACCGAAGGTAACTCTGGTTTGTTGCCAAGAAGCAGTCTTGGTATTAAAGCCGATACCTGCAGCATAGGCCTGCTGGAGTTCTTCATACATCGGGTGAGTCAAGCGCTGCTTGATAGCGTAGAGAAAGTCTGCAGCGAGGCGCTGGGTTTGAGAAACTATCAGAACCCTGAAGTTCGGGTTATTAACAATCTTGTAGGTGACATAGTCAACCGTGACCGTAATCGACTTTGCGTGGTTAGGCGGAATGTTGATAAGGATGCGGTTATCCGCTAGTCCCTTCTCATACTTCATAGAGGGGTGGAACCAGGTCGGTTCTCTACCTTCAATAACATCTATCAGGTTCTTCTGGTGACCGAAGGTCTCTTGGTGAAGGTACTTCTTACGCCAGGTAGGAAAATCTAATTCTTTGGCTGAGGCTTCTGCGAAGTTCTTCTCTAAGGCACCTAGCCGCGTTCTATCCGCCAGTGACTTAAAGACGGGGTCAGTACGCCTGTAGTATTCATAGGACTTCAATGTACGGCCTGCTACTTGGCAGGCCTGTTCTACAGTCATACCTTCTGCAATAGCAGAGAGGATAACCTTCTTAGCCTTCTCCGAGTCTTGTTTCTGTCTCGGATTAGGTACGGAGTTAGACATTGGGTTCCTTAAAAAAAATTTTTTATAATGGACAGAACTATCCCTACTAAAAGTCAACCAACGCTCTATAAGGGAGCGCTGGTAGCAGGACGCGCTCCCTAACTACTACCGCGCCTCTGGCGCGGATTAGGGGGAGCGGAGTGGTCGAACGAAGCGACCCCTCCTAGAGTGAAACTACGGGTGGTCCGTTTCACTCCCCTACTATATATAAGGCGCGAAAAATAGCGCATTTCGCGTTTATGTGATGTAAATCATATTTATATGTATATAAAATAGGACAAAGCACCACTTTGTTTAGTGCAGATATTTGATTGGGGTACACTACATACACTGCCCGATTTTTTCAACACCTAGGGTTGGTCTTTTGTCCGGAGGTATCTGCCCCCACCCTCCCCAAGATGACCGGAGATGACTAGAGGTGTGAGGGCTTGCTCAACCTTCGGCGCACCTAATCGTTAAACCTTCCCTAATCTGATTTAATAATCTTGACCCGCTAACCCCGCCCGCGCTCTCTATCTTCCCCGCGATTACCCGCCCGCGGAATCTAAACCCTAAACCTCAACTAGAGATTTACCCGAACAACTGTTCGACTAAAACTGTGACCCGATTAACAAACTCTAAGCGTGTTTTGATTTGGTGACTAGGGGAGATGCCGGTAGGGTTCTCCTATAACCTAAGAGTTAGGTTAATGAAAGGGTAAATCAAATGAACGCAAGCCTACACAACACCGCTTACAACACCGCTTATGTTAGGCACTCTGAAGCCACCGCAGAGCATAAAGAATACGCCTCTCTTCAGGTTTCAGATGTTGATGGTAATTATGTCACTCTATTTTTCCCCAACCTTCAGGAGATACAATATTTCCTCTCCCAAGCAGGAAACCAAGCCGATAAACTAATAAAGAAATCCGCCAAAGAAAACCTGCTAAAGGTTCTAAACTCTTAGTGCTTGCCTATCGCTCACCCGAAAGGGTGGGCGGTGGGGAGGAACTACCTCCACAAGGAAAGGGAAGAAAATGGAACTCAATGTGATGTTGGCGAACACCAACATAGAATTGAAAGATAAAGAAAATCAAGCGGTGTCATTATGGAAGGGCGATAAGTTAGTGGCTCGCGTAGAGTTTGAGGGCGGAAAGGTGTCGTTCGTAGTAGGTGCGTAATGCTTGCCTTCTAGGGGCGGTGAGAGTACCCTATCGGAAACGATAGGCTCTACCCGCCCCGCGAGGGGAGGAATTAGGCCTCCAATAACGAAAGGGTAAGAAGATGAGTACAGCAACAGAGCAAAAGACGCTTAATGATTACGCTCAAGAATTGGGCGTGACTATGAAAGCGGTCAAAGTTAGTGCGCCAGAAACTGCCGATGAGTGGCAGAAGAAAGCGCAAGCCTATCGCCTAGACTTTACGCGTGGCGATAACCGCGAATCTTTCCGCTACTATCAAGGGCAAGCATTTACAGACGCGCCCGACATAAACAGAGGGCTAGAGTGCTTAGTGTCAGACTATCGCTGTCTAGAATCCTGCCCTACTCTTGAAGATTTTGGCGATGAGTTTGGGTGGGATAAGACTACTAACAAGACTTTCAAAGCACTACAAAAGAACGCCTCAAAATTGGAAGAACTATTTACTAAATCGGAACTTTCCGAAATGGTGCGAATCGTGGAGGAGGCATAATGAAACTTACAAGAAGAGGGAAAATAGTCGTAGGGCTATTGGTAGCCGTGGCGGTTTATCTAGTATCTACCAAAGTCTGGTGGATAGAAGGGCAAGGCTATTGCTTCGGGTCAATTGAGAAGTGCTACAAGATAGAGGGAGAGGTCAAGAAATGAATCTATACGACAAGGCACTAGAGGAGGCGGTCAATACCGCACTATCAGACCTCGGCGGTCTAACACCCGAGGAGATAGTGGAACGATTAGACGCAGGAGAAATGCCCGATGAAATCGCGGTGTGGTCTCCGTTTGAGTATTACGACGCGTCGAATCTATTGGAAGTTATAGAAGGATTCGCGGCACAGTTTGAGCGATTCGCTGGCGAACTCTTATTAGCAAGGGAGGGCGTGAAGTGAGAGAGATGATAGAAAAAGAATACGAAAAAGTGATAGACGAAATAGAGAGAGCGCAAGCCGACGGCAACTCAGACCTTGCACACCTTGAAGGGTGGGAGAAGGCTCTCCAATGGGTCTTATTACTAGACGAGAATAAGTGGGAGAGAAAACTGCACGACGAACTAGACTGCGAAGTGGAGGAGGATAAGTAGGTGCTATTCCTAGCCTTATCTATCTACGCCACACCTTACGCAATAGACGGCGACACCATCGCGCTAGAGCGGGAGAGGGTGCGCCTTGTTCAGATTAACACGCCCGAAGTCGGGGAGTGTTATCACGAGGAGGCTAAAGCCTTTACGAGGAGGGCGATAAGTAGTGGGCTACCGATAACACTAGAGAGGGACAGTAGGTTAGATGACCGAGATAATTACGGCAGGGAATTGCGGTATGTAATGGTAGGCGGTAAGAATCTAAACCTAGAGTTAGTTAGGCAGGGCTACGCCAAGCCTATGTTCTATAACAAGATGAAGGGGAAGTATGCGACCCTCATAATTAAATATGCTAGACAAGCCAAGGCAAATCGCCTAGGTTTATGGAACTGCTAAACGAAAGGGAAAGACAATGAACAAGTGCGAACTATGCAATAACAATGCCGACTATCGCACAGTAGAAGGCAATTGGTTTGTATGTAAAGAGTGTGTTGTGAGCGGTAAATCTGACGGAGTGGGGGCATAAATGGCTAAGATGAAGGAGTATCTAATGGCTAAGCAATACCACTATGTAGTTTCTTATACAGAGGGAGAAGGGTGGGCTATTGACACCGACAGCGAGGAGACTCGCTTTCCTGACGGCACTATCTATGACACAGAGAAGAACGAGTGGCAATTCGCTTACTTAGGAGACGGAAAGTTTAACGGGCGAGAGCAGGAACTAACCGAGCAACTAATGGAAATGCTAAATGAAAGGGT